GTTAGGCACTATTAAATTACACTAGTCTTACTCGAGTCCGTGAGTCCCCCCCAGATCGTCGCGTGAGACACCCGGGCGCCATGAACATGACCCTTCATGGTGGGCTTGCAGAGAGCGCGTGGACTACAGGGGTAGGCCGTCGCGCCACATGCGCAGAGTTCCACAGCGTGACTTGCTTAGGACAGGCTGCCCCCTCGTTGCCAGCATTCTGGCAAGGAAGGAGGGAACGAGGTCGGTGACGATGGTGAACACTTCGCCTGGGTTGGCGAGTGCGACCTCCGCAGATGGGTTAGGGCTGTCACTCCAACTGGACAGCCATTGACCCACATCGACCCCGCTGTCGGTGACCTTAAGGGCGGATCCGGTGACAGACCCAACCCCGTCGGTGCCGACGACAGTCCGGTTCAGCAAGACGACCGACCCCGTTGGAAGGGCCGGTCTGAACGATTCTCCAGTGAGCGGGGAGCCTTTGACGGCCGCCTGCCCACCTACCGTCCACACCACGACACCGTCGTCCACAACGGACGCACGGGTGGCATCAGAGCCTGGGTTGTCCTGCACACTTGGGTTAGTGAACATGACGTCCCAGGAGGCGGTGACCTTGCAAGAGAAACTCTCACTAGGGTCAACCTCACTGATGACCACGAGTCTGCCGGCAGCCGACAACCTGTTTTCGGTCGCGAGCGACGTGTACAGGTTCTTGCGGCCCATTTTCACCTTGAGCGTAGTCGATTGACTCCACTTTTCGGTGCGGGTACCTGGCCGTCCCTGAAGGAACGACAAGGCGGCAGTCTTGTCTTGGGTGGGGACTTTGTCGTCCGGGTCCTGAATAAACGCAACAGTGTAACAACCCTTGGTGAGGGTGTTAGCACCGGGGTTGACCTGGATGGTCATTCCCTTGGGCTGCCACTTATCCCAGGTCCTGGCTTGTTTTCCAAGATTGGGGATGGTGTCAGGCAAGACCAGGATGTCCGCGAGGACATAACCTGATCCCAGTTGCGTCTTGACGTCATCAGTGAAGAAGACGACATCAGAACCAGCTGAGTGGAAGGCATTGGTTGGTTTGGCAGAAGGATTGTGCATTGGGGTGACCACAGGAGTGGACTTCCCTTTGCGCGTGGAGGTTCTGGGCTTGCCATTTCCTCTCTTCTGCTGCACTTTCTTATTTGTGTTGTTCTTTTGTGGCATGGTGGGTTGTTGGGCGATTAGTCCCCACAGTTTAACCGACGTTGCGGCCCTGGGCTACTGAACAAGAAGGCGGGTCCTGGTGAGCGTATCACAAGGAAAACAGCGGTGCCTGGCAGCGATTGCGGACAGGCGGCAAGTCTGTCTTCAAGCTACGCATACACGGTGACGGTTTTGACACCGTCCGTGTGATCCACGACCTCCTCACCCGTGAGGATGAGGGGCGGGACCTCGCTGACCCCAGATGCCCATGAGCTGAGCTGCTTCTCCAGCACCAGTTGGCTACCGTAGCCCACGTCAAAGACGCGGTCCACGGCGGCCCTGGCCTCAGGAGTAATCCGGGGCGGACGCTGAACCTTCATACCGGCCTCAATCTTCTCGCGTTCAAACCATTTTTCGGTGTTGATACGCCTAGTAAATGCACGAGGAGAGACAAGGGGACGTAGATGCTGGATCAGAGCCCAGCAGAGCGGCCCAATGATGGGCGTGTCCCGGTCGGTGTGGTAATAAGAAAATGCTTTGGCCAATGCCAATGTGCGCGCATCCCCGGTCTTGCAGCTAGTGTGAAACTTGCCGAGTGTCCGGGGAATGTCTGCGATCTCGATTGCTCCGTTTGAGGTGTTGACGTTCAGCCTGCCGCAGAACAGGGCATCATCGAGACGACAAAGTCTCAACTTAGCCTGGAATCCGAAGCAGGGCAACACCTGAAGGCAGTGCATGACAAGGTGTTGCCACCCGTCATCGACGAACAGGAGTCCGTCGTCACCTTCATGCACGGAGTCCCAGACAGTGTCGGGGAGTCCGCGGAGGCATACCCATAAGAGAAAACGACCAAGAAGGCCGTTCCCAATTGATGTGTGAGCATCTCCAGAAGCACGAGTGCCATCAACGGTGTACTTGACACCGAGGGAGTTGTAGCCGTTCATCGAGATGAGTGCATCAAGCACAGCATCTAGGGCAGGATCCTCATCTGATACGAACAGAGCCTTGAAGTTCTTAATTTCAAGCTCACGAATGACATCCTCAGAGATGGTCATGTCGTACCTGGAGTAATCGATCTCAACGACCCAGGCCCTCTCCTTGCGGCGCACGATCTGAGCTCGCGCACTGGGAGTAAGGCCCTTCACCAGATAAGGGATCTGGTCGTGGTCGTGGAGTGTCCTTATTTTGTTCTCTAAACCCGCTACGTATGGACCCAGGACACTCAGAAACTCAGCGGAGCGAGGGCTGATGTTTCGGGGGTCGGTAGCGTTGGTGCTGGTCTCCACTTTCAGAAAGCAGTCGACTTTACAGTCAGATTTTAACAGCCCGCGAAGTTGCACATTGCTGCGCGCGTCGTTGAGCTGGAGTGAACGGTTTGACGGGAACCGCTGCAGCCACTCTTCCCACGGGAGGGGGTGGACGCGCCCGAGCACCGGGAGCAGGTGATTTGCTCTGTACTCGTCCGCGAGTTGCTGCAGGTTTTCCGTTCTGCTTTCTGGTACCATTCCCATTGCCTTTTGCACCATTGCTAGGCTTTCCGGCCCGTGAGGGTCGGACTTGGGCACCCCCGGGAACAGCAGCAGGCTGCAATTTTCCGGGTTTCTGCACGGGTGAACCGCCTGGCTTGACGGATCCAGCCGATGGTCGGCTGCGGCAGTTGGCAATGACGTGTCCGTGGCGTTTGCAGTAGTTGCAAGGACCAATTCTGGATTTACCGCTGCCTGCACCTTTTCCCACAGCTGGCTGCTGAGGTGCTGGGGCTTGCGAGGCGGTACCTTTCTTGGCGGGGACAGGGGCATTGCTAGTGGTGTTGGTACTAGTGGGGCTGGGTGTAGGAGATAGGGACGTAGTTTGCCTCGTAGTTTGGGGGCGCAGACTAAGGGATGCGGCCGCGGGACTTCCCGAGCTACCCTGAGTTCTATGCTGCTGACCACATTGTCCACATGCGCAGCCGGCACCATTGGTACAAGCGAGCACAGCGGGGGCAGCAGTTGCCGCCCCCGGTGATGGAAACAAACGTGAAGCCTTGACAGCATCGGCCCTCAAGCTCACCAAACCTGGTGTGCTAACGAGGTAATTAGGAATGTGTACTTCCTCCCACATCCACTTGCGGAATCGAACGTGTTCACTCTGCAGAAGCATTTGACGAACAGTCCGGGCAAGTTGGAGTGAGGTGGGGAGCACGGATACCAACGCGAAGTAGGCATTCCACATGACCCTCTGGAAGAAGTTCATCTCCGTGGGGCATGACACCGCTGACATATCGGCAGCCAAGGCTATCCGATCTGCAAGCGCCACAGTGAGGTTGGTGGCCTCCGGTAACAGACTGTGGTCCTCTCCGTCCTGAGTGAATCTAGCGCGCAGGTTTGCTGCCAGTCCGGTTTCGAACTTGGCATCCCTCTTGGCGTAGCCGAACGAATGGGCAACACGTGAGACGGTGCGGGCGGAAACTGCTCCTCGCAGATTGCCCTGGTCATCTCTCATGATGTACTCCCCATTGTGTAACTCGGCGCGGCCTCCGCGATACTTAATGCCGGTGTAGCAATTAACACTAGATTGCAACTCGTTGTCCTGAGTGGGATCGTGATCACCATTCAGGGGCGTTGCGTAGATGACGATGGAATCTCCAAGTTCAGCAACTTTGTGATAGTAGAACGCTCCGCTCTTTGTTACCACACTTCCTTCGTCATCCCACGAATGGTAGCCATGTGTGTATTTTGACCCTCCCCTGGTCGTCATATTAACCAGCCCACCAATCACACTGATGGTGGCTTCTTCGTCGAACAGCTTTGCGGGCATGTTCCTAAAGTCATGGGTAATAATTAGGGTAGGAGAGGTTACGGTCCTTACCAGCATGTCGAGGGGCATGTGGAAGTCAGTGTAGGACATGTAAGTAGGTATGTGTTTCACATCGCATTCGTGGCCGAGATGGAAACCTACGTCATTGGCTAAAGCCCGATTGACACGGGCCCGGTCTGCTGCTGTTAAAACTGGGAAACAAACGTGCAACGATTTTCCGAGTTTCTGGTTGCGGGAGACGGATCCCCCAACGTCCCTGATCTTGTTGTTCATGCGCAAGAGCACCTGTTGGCAGGCAGTCTCGAGGGTAGCACGAGTTTTGGCAAGTACAGGGTGGCCCTTCCCATCAGCCAGCAGCTGGATCTTATCGATGGGAGTTTTGCTGAGTTCCACCGCGAGGAGATCACGCACCTCGTTCTTACCAAGAACGGGAGTCGGTGCGCGCACGCGGACGCCACGGTAGTACGTTAAGTACACCTTGACGACAAGGAGAACGCCTGCAAGAAGACAGCAAATGAAGGCGAGCACAATGAGGGCGACGTTGATCCAAACCCAAGCACCCAAGAACAGGAGTCCTTTGGCGATGGTGGCGTACGCGCTCATAAGCAGATCCAACCTGGAGGTTACGGCCGGTTTCGCAGTGCGATTCCAGACGAAGTAGCTGCACCGGTATGGCAAGGCAGGGCGCTCCCCGGCCATAGTCGGGAAGTACTCTGCCCACCATTCCCATTCATGGATTTCTCCCTGAATGATGGCGCAGTCCAGTCGTAGTCTCTCTAGTCTCTCCGGGGAGGGAACCAGGTCCAAATACTTCAGGATCGGCAAGTAGGCATCCACGGTGCGCCATCCCGGCGCACCTAAGGATTCATAATAGGACAAGTCCTCTTCTATCCTTGGTGCCATGAGTGCAGTGATGGCAAAGCCAATCACGACAGGAAGCCAAGCAACCATGCTGGCAAATCTCAATTGTAGTTAATGTGGAAACTGAGTGAAATCACGAAGCAGGTTTGAAACTGCAAAGCGCTTGGGAACGTACTGGTGGCTCCTCGGGCGATTAGTCCCTAAGATTTAAACCGACGATGCGGTACCTAATGCTCCTAGCACTGGGTGTTCTCTGTCGCACTAGAC